TTTTAACAGTGGTCTTTCGTGATGGGTTGTTCTACAACTACTACAACGTAAAACCAACAGAATGGACCGCATTTAAGTCCGTTGTTTCAAAAGGTCGCTATATTCTTCAGCACCTTGATTCCAAACCACGTGGTGCAGCAGACATGGGCAACCTACCGTCTTATGCTCGTGAAACCCTGTATCGTGTAGTCCGTACCAATCAAATCTTCTTTAAGGGTCACCAAAGTTTGGTTCCTATGGAGAAGGCTCCAAGAAGTAATCGAAAGCCCTCAACAAAAGCAAGCAAACCAAAGAAAACGGCAAACAGAAAGCGTTAACAAATGCCCAAGGTGCATCAAATCGGACCCAAACTATTCTTTCAGGTTATCTACCAGCCCTTAAAGTGGGAGGGTAAAAGAGTTGTTAAAGGTTGGACTCAAGAGATTGAGCCACCTTATAGGTATGCCTCTCCCACCCTTATCAAATTAATTAAAGACAGAGTTTTTGTAGTTGGGATGTGGCAAGGTACTAAACCTGAAGAAGAAGCACTAAACTCGGCAGTCTCTAGGAGGGATGTTACTTATGATGATTTTCAAGAAGAAAAAGGCTGGATACCAGCCCCAGACCAAGATACAGAAGCGTATCTCTAAACTTCCAAGTTCTGAATTAGTAAGTTGGGTTGAGAACTCTTTATTTGTTATTGGTAAAGAAATAACTGCTTGGCAAAGAAGCGGTGAAAAACAGTTACTAAATGAAGCAGAACTTGGTGCAGAAGTTCTATACGAAATTGTAAAAGAACTACAACGTCGTTGATTTTGTTATTGTATTTGCTATGATTATTTACGTCTCCCTCTCTCAAGACGCGGGATGCCCACTGAAAGGTGGGCTTTCCTGTTTGGTGAATATAAATGACTATTGATTACGATGATGACAACTTTGAGGAAATCAATCCCGAATACTTTTTAAACAATGATGATGAGGAACCTGATTTACCTGAAGAAGATGACGTTGATGAGTTATCTCAGGAGTTTGTTAATAAGTTAATTGACAAGATAATGCAATTTCTCGTTGTTCTAGTTGGACACGATTTGCATGTGTATCAAAAGCCTTTGGCACGTCGAATTATTGAATCCGTAATTATTAATGATGGTGAAGAAATTACTGCACTTGCTGCACGTCAGTCAGGTAAGTCCGAAACAGTTGCAGACACAGTTGCAACGCTAATGATTCTTCTTCCACGTCTTGCAAAGATTTATCCAGATTTACTAGGTAAGTTTAAAAACGGTTTATGGGTTGGGCTATTTGCACCAACTGAAGGACAGGCAGAAACTCTTTTTGGTCGTACCGTAACACGACTTACATCTGAACGTGCTTTAGAAGTTTTAGGTGACCCAGAAATTGATGACTCTGCTGCACGTATTGGTGGAGTTACACGCATGATTAAACTAAAGAACTCAGGCTCTACAATTACGATGATGACTGCAAACCCACGTGCAAAGATTGAATCTAAGTCTTTCCATCTTGTTGTTATTGACGAGTGCCAAGAAGCAGATGATTTCGTAGTCTCTAAATCAATCTCTCCAATGCTTGCTTATTACGCTGGAACTATGGTTAAAACAGGTACTCCAACAACTAGCAAGAATAACTTCTATCGTGCTATCCAATTAAACCGCCGTAGACAAACTACTCGTGGTGCAAGACAAAACCACTTTCAATGGGACTGGAAAGAAGTTGCTAAAGTTAATGAAAACTACTCTAAGTTCATTAAGAAAGAGATGCTTCGTATTGGTGAAGACTCAGACGAATTCCAAATGTCATACAACTGTAAGTGGCTCCTTGAAAGAGGAATGTTTGTTACCTCTTCTGTTATGGAAGAACTTGGAGATACATCACAAGAAATTGTAAAGGTTTGGCATAAAACTCCCGTCGTTGTAGGTATTGACCCTGCACGTAAAATGGACTCAACTGTTGTAACAGTAGTATGGGTCGACTGGGATAGACCAGATGAGTTTGGGTACTTTGAACACCGTGTTTTAAATTGGTTAGAGTTACAGGGAGATGACTGGGAAGAGCAGTACTTCCAAATCGTAAACTTCCTTAGCAACTATGACGTATTAGCAGTTGGTGTGGATGCCAACGGTGTTGGTGATGCGGTTGCACAACGTTTAAAAATCTTGATTCCAAGAGCAGAGGTTGCATCAATTACATCTAGCCCGACAGAACAGTCACAGCGTTGGAAGCACTTACAAGCCCTAATTCAACGCAGAATGTTGGGTTTTCCAGCAAATTCAAGAACACGCCGTCTTCGTACTTGGAAACGGTTCTATCAGCAGATGACAGATGCGGAAGTCCAATACAAAGGACCTAACTTCTTGGTTGCTGCTCCTGATGAGTCCTATGCCCATGACGATTATGTGGACTCTTTGGCTATAGCCTGTTCTTTGACCAAAGACCTAGTTATGCCCGAAGTGGTCCTATCAGCCAGCCCATTTTTTGGAAACAATTAGTTTTGAGTTTGACATTACGAAACCCACTAAATACGCCACACTCATCTTTGGAATAGGCCGTTCCAGAAATAACTCTAGAGTTTAGGAGTCTATAAATGACACTAGCACCAAATCCACAGTTCCCTGAAAAGGGAGATAACGTCTACGAGATGAAGGCTGCGGGTAACGCTACCCGTCGCGGTCCACTTCGTTTCGAAGAAGGCATTGCAACAGACACAGATGTTCCAAATGATTTCCAGACAGGAATCATGAGCGGTTACGCTGCAGCACCTGGTCGTCCAAATCGCAATGCACCTGTCCACACAAAGACTGCTGCAGAAACAATGAGCGAACGTGCTCACGTCGGTTCTGCTGCGTGGACAGAAGCACCAACATTCCTTGCTGAGTTCTCACATGGTTCATTCAGTGACTATGCAGAGCAGACAGTTGAAGTTGTTGCTCGCTCTGGTGGACGCACACAACGTGTTGCTCCAACAGTTGTAAACGACTAATTGAAGTAAACCTTTTGACCCCCTAGGAAACCCCTAGGGGGCATAAGTTGTATAAGAGGACAACGGTGGCTGAGAAACCAACTAACACAAAGTTATGGGCAATGATTATTGCTCAAGCGAAAGCGAAGTTTGCTCGTTACCCAAATCCTGCTGCAAGTAGTTGGGTACACAAGAAATACTTACAAGCAGGTGGCAAATTTGTCGATACTTCTGACCCTGTATACAAGCGACAAATACTTCAAAAAAAGCAGTTTGAAAAGCAACAAAGGTCTAAATCAGCAGTAAGATTGCCTGACAAGAAAAAGGGCGGTAAATGAGTTTCGTAGATTTTTCACCACCGAGTTATAGGGCTGCGTCGTCTGACTTAACCATCTCTATTTCTCCACTTGGTTTGGTGGAACTTGCTGACGAAGAATTTGAAGTACATGGTCCACGATTAAATCGCTACTCACTTAACTGGGCGATGTATCTTGGTCATCATTGGGGTTATCGCCGTGAACAAGGCGAAATGCAAATTGCAGTAAATTATTACAGAGCGTTTAATGACTTTTTAGCAAGATTTACATTTGGTAAAGGAATTCACTTCCGTTCTCCTAAAGCAACAGAAGCAATTATTCCAGACCGTTTACAACGAGTTTGGGAAGTAGATAATGACAAAATGCGTGTGCTTCTTGAAATGGCACAGACTGGCGGAATTACAGGCGACTGCTTTGTAAAGGTCGCATACGAAGAACCATGGACCGATGCAATTGGTCGTATTCACCCAGGACGTGTTCGCATTCTTCCAATGAACTCTGCTTTTGCTTTTCCAGAGTTTCACCCACATGACAGAACTCGTTTACTTCGTTTTAAGCAGAAGTATCGTTTCTGGGGAACTTCTTTAGAAGGTACACGTCAGGTATTTACATACACTGAAATTCTTACCGATGACGTTATTGAAGAGTACATCAATGATGAACTTATCGATTCACGTCCAAATCCTCTAGGAATTATCCCTATAGTTCACATCCCAAATGTTCCAGTTGCTGGTTCTCCTTGGGGATTGTCAGACTGCCACGACATCATCACAATCAATCGTTCTTACAACGAAATATCTACAGACGTTGCAGACATCATCAACTATCACTCTGCTCCTGTAACAGTTATTGTTGGAGCAAAGGCTTCTAACCTTGAGAAGGGTCCTAAGAAAGTTTGGGGCGGTCTTCCAAAAGATGCACAAGTATTTAACCTTGAAGGTGGAGCAGCAGGAATTGATGGTGCATTAAAGTATCTAGAACTTCTTAAGCGTTCTATGCACGAAATCATGAATATCCCAGAGACTGCTCTTGGACAAGTTCAGCCAATCTCTAACACTTCTGGTGTTGCACTTTCTATTCAGTATCAACCATTAATGAATCGTTGGTCTCAAAAGGTGGCACAGTATGGTGCAGGTATTGAGAAGATTAACGAACTTATTATTTTAACTTTGGCTCTTAAAGAACCTGATTCTTTGAAGTACAACCCTGAAGAAGATGGTCCAATTAAAGAGACTCAGATGGTCAAACTTGACCCTAATGACCCAATTACGTATCAGAACTACGTTCAATTCCCACAGCCTTTGCCACTCGATAAGTTGATTATTCTTAATGAGATTCAAACCAAACTTGGTATGGGACTTGAGTCTAAAGAAGGTGCACTTCGTACTCTTGGTGAGGAATTCCCAGAGGAGAAGTTGGCAGAAATTCGTACAGAGTTGCGTGATGACGCTATCTCTGATGGTGCTTTGCAACTTATTAAGGTTCAGATTCAAAAGGAAATCCAGGATATGACAGGCATGATGCCAGGTCCTGATGGAAACTCTGCTATTCCTCTCCAACCAACACAGTTGGCTGATGGAGATGTTCTAGGCGACAAGGTTGAAGGAGCACCAACTCCTGATAACTTGCAAGACCCTGCTACCCAGCAAGGTGCTGCGATTGAAGCCCAGACTGAAGGTGCTTTGAGAGAGAAACTGGTCACCGAAGCCTACGGAACGAAAATTCCGCAGAGAAGAGCAGTTGATAGAGACAACTAAAAAATCAAATGAAATCATTTGATTTAGCCTGACAACTATCTACTAATAGTTGAAAATTGCCAGGTAATAACGCGGGCTACGTGGAGAAATCCACATTCGGAAAACGACTAAGAAAAGAGTTTGTGAACCTATGGAAAATACAGAAACCGTTGACACAGTAGTAACAGAAACTGTTGCCCCAATCGTGGAAAACAGTTCGGAAGTACAGGAGATGGATAAGACTTTTGGATTCACGCAGGACGACATTGTTCGTGCTCGTGAACAAGAGAAAGCCAAACTGTACCCTCAACTAGAAAAGTTGAAGGACGAACTGAACACCTTGAAGAAGGAGCGCGATGAACGTGCAGCAGAAGAAGAGCGTGCTCGTCAGGCTGCTGCTGCTGAACAACAAAAGAAGTTAGAAGAAGAGATGGATGTTCGTGACCTTCTTACAAAGAAGGAACAGGAATTCCAGGCTCGTCTTGAAGAAGAGCGTCTTGAAAGAGAACGTGCTTTTGCTCTACTAGAGCAGGAGCGTACTTTCCAAGAACTAATGCAGTACCGTCAACAAAGACTTGAGTCAGAGCGTGAGAACATCATTCCTGAACTCATTGATTTGATTGAAGGAAATAACCGCGATGAAATCGAGCAGAGCATCGCAAGTTTGAAAGATAAATCTGCTCGGATTCTCGACTCTGCAGCACAAGCAATGTCTAGTGCACGTAGAGAAATGGCAGGAACACGTATTACGTCTCCTGCATCAGGACCTCTGGATAATGATACGGAACAACGTTCGTACTCACCCGAAGCAATTCGGGATATGTCTTTGGCGGATTATGCGAAGAACAGAGCCAAGTTACTTGGCGAAGCATCAAACAACCGCGGTCGGGGACTGTTCGGGTAAGCCCAAACAATTAACCATCTAACAGGAAAGGACTGATTCCAAAATGGCATCAGCAATTACTGGCTCAAGTGAGTTGGCTGCAGCACCTACCGCTTATTCAGGTAGCAACACCTCACTATCACAAGCCATTCAGACCATCTGGTCTAAAGAAATCCTGTTCCAGGCGATGCCAATTCTTCGCTTTGAACAGTTCGCAGTTAAGAAGACCGAACTTGGTGTAGCACCAGGTCTTCGTGTTAACTTCCTCCGCTACAAGAACTTTGCTGTAGACCCAACACCACTTACAGAAGGTGTACGTCTTACAACAAACGCTCTTACAGCAGAGCAGATTGCAATTACAGTTGCAGAACACGGCTACGCAGTAGCAGTTTCTGAACTTCTTTTGAACGCATCATTTGATGACGTGATGGCTTCTGCTTCACGTCTTCTTGGTCGTCACATGGCTCAGTACCTCGATGTACAGGCACGTAACACACTAGGTGCTGCAACTTCTGCAGTATTCGGTTACGACCGCTCAGGCATCACAGGTGGAGCATTCACCAACTACGACGAAGGTACAAAGGCATCAAACATTGCTGGTGTATCTGCAAACCACAAGTTGACAACTGCAGCCGTTAAGGATGCAGCACTTACACTTGCTGGAAAGAACATCCCTCGCCTTGGCGAAACCTACGTCCAGTTCATCCATCCAAAGCAGTCACGTGACATTCGTTCGAACCCAGAGTTCATCGAAGTTACAAAGTACGCTGCTCCAGGAAACTTCATGCTCGGTGAAATCGGTCGTCTATACGACGTTGTATTCATTGAGACAACACAGGTTAAGAAGATTGCATCAGGAACTGCTGTTAACTACAGCAGCATCGTTGGTGCACCTGCTGACCAGACTGAAGTTCCTGTAAAGGCTAACACTGCTCCTGGTGGTGGCGGAAACCCTGATAACCCAGGACAAACTGCTCCAACAGGAACAACTGCAACCGATGTCTACGAATCAATCATGATTGGTGACAACGCATTCGGTCACGCTATTTCTCTTCCAGTTGAACTACGCGATGGTGGCGTTCTTGACTTCGGTCGTGAGCACGCTCTTGCATGGTACGCAATTTGGGGTCTTGGCGTAATCACAGACCAGGCAATTTGCAAGGTCTACACCGCTTAGTTTAAAGCAGGTCGGAGAGCCTCATACTCCTTCTTTGAGGCTCTCCGACTACAAAACAAAAACGTTTAGGAGAAAAACATCGTGGCAAATAAAGCAACAAGTCCGCTTGACGCAACAGGGCGTGCAGCGGAAGCAGCAACAAAGAAGAACGCGGAAGCACTGCGTAAGCGTGCAGATGAAATTTCTGTCGCAGCAGAATTAGAGCGAGAGAGTCTGGAACGGGACGTATTCGACCCACAGAAGCCAGACGCACCTATTGTTCTAGACGAAATTCAAGAAGTTGGCGTAACACTAGCAAACGACAAAGTAATCATTCGTACCATTACAGACATCGATGAGATGACTTATGGTGTTGGAAATACCTTCTCGTTTAAGGCAGGAGTTAAGTACTCCGTCCCTCGTGACCTCGCTGATTACCTTGAAGGTCTAGGTTACATCTGGCGACCTAACTAAGTCGTCAACAGTAGTACGTCTCACTCTGGTTTCCGCCCTCCTCCCAGAGTGAGGCGTACCTTTTTGTGCTGACTAATTAGTAAGACTTAGAGATTATTAGCGCAAGGATAGAAACTCGATGGAGGATTTATGGCAACCGTACAAAGTCTAGTTGACCTAGTGCGGACCGAACTTGGGGATACACCTAAATCCTTCGTCATGCAGTTTATGGCTGACGGAACCACCAATAGGTTCACACTTCATTATGCTCCACTAGATGCTGATGATGTCTTTGTCAGTTTTGATGGTGTCGATGTTTCAAATGATTGTTCTGTAGAAGAGTCTACAGGAGTTTTAGTTACCGACAATGTTCCTGTCGATGGTGTTCAGATTACAGTTTCAGGAACTTACTTTAGATATTTTACAACTGCTGAACTTACGCAGTTCGTTAACACTGCACTATTGCAGCACACAAATAACAGCAATGATTCTTTAGGAAGAAAAGAAAACGTTGAAAATCTTCCTGCTGTTGAGGTTTACCCAGTAGCCCTTCTTGCAACAACTCATGCGCTTTATACACTTGCTACTGACTCTGCTTTTGATATTAACGTATTTGCTCCAGATGGAGTAACCATCCCTCGTTCTGAGCGTTATCGCCAGTTGATGGATATGATTCAGGCTCGCAAAGAACAGTACCGTGAACTTTGCACCCTTCTTGGTATCGGTATGTACCGCATTGAAGTCTTTAGTTTCCGCAGAATTTCCAAGACAACAAATCACTATGTACCGCTATATCGACCACAGGAGGTGGATGATTACTCCTATCCAGAAAGAATCGAACTCCCAAGAGCAAACTACGGAGACAAACCCTCAGAGCATCCTTATGACTCTGTGGAACTTACCGCTTATCAGGATGTGGCTTTCACCTACTCCCTACCGTATACGGGTGACCTCACAACTAAAGGCGTTGTTGCTAACATCAGGTGGAAAGCGGGAGTAGAACAATCCCACATGCCGTTTACAGTTTCGGTCACATCAACGTCAAATACCAGCCATACTATTACTTTAAGTTTGACTCAAGACCAAACAAAAAGGCTTGCACAAAGAATGTATTGGGATGTCCAGTTTGTATATGACTCAGACGGTCATAAAGAAACATACAAGGCTGGCAAATTATTTACTGTTCGTGAGGTGACTACATAATGCCAATTAATCCGAACAGTCCTAAGTATCCAGAAATTGACCCATCTCTTCTTCCTGGTGTTCCAGGACAACGTGGAGTAAGCGGACCAACTGGTCCACAAGGACCTACTGGACCAACTGGTCCTGCAGGTTCTGCATCTGCTACTGGTGCTACTGGTCCTACTGGTCCAACTGGTGCAGGAGCAACAGGACCAACAGGTCCTACTGGTGCACGTGGTCCTGAAGGTGTAACTGGTCCAACTGGTGCAACTGGTCCACGTGGTCCACTTGGAGATACAGGTCCACTTGGAGCAACTGGTCCACAAGGTGCACTAGGACCAACTGGTGCAACAGGAGCAACTGGACCTACAGGACCACAAGGTACTCCTGGATTTGTTGGTTCAGATGGTGCTACTGGTCCAACTGGACCTACAGGTCCTACTGGTCCAATTGGTCTTGCATCAAATGTAACTGGTCCAACAGGACCACAAGGTGTGCAAGGACCAACAGGACCACAAGGTTTGCAAGGTGTAAGCGGACCTACTGGTCCACAAGGACCACAAGGTTTGCAAGGAATTCAGGGTCCAACAGGTGCAACAGGTGCAACAGGTGCAACTGGTCCATCCATTACAGGTCCTACTGGTCCAACAGGTGCTGCATCAACTGTTCCTGGTCCTACTGGTCCAACAGGTGCTACTGGTCCTGCAGGTGCTGCAACAACAATTAAAGGTGAGTACGCAGACTTTGCAACATTGCAAGCAGCAAAACCAACAGGACAAATTGGTGACGCTTATCTTTTAACAAATGGCGATTTGTGTGTTTGGAATCCTTCTTTAAATGGCGGTGCAGGTGGTTGGCAAAACGTTGGTAACATTCAAGGTGTTACAGGTCCACAAGGTTTGCAAGGTCCTACAGGTCCGACTGGTGCTGCATCTAACGTAACAGGACCTACAGGACCAACTGGACCTACAGGACCAACTGGTGCTGCATCTAACGTAACAGGACCGACTGGAAATACTGGTCCTACTGGTCCAACTGGTCCAACGGGTGCTACTGGTATTCAAGGTGTAACTGGTCCTACTGGTTCACAAGGACCAACTGGTCCAACTGGAGCAACTGGTACAAGCATTACTTTAAAAGGTGCTGTATCAACAGTGGGAAATCTTCCATCAAGTGGTAACACTGCAGGTGATGCCTATGTAGTAACAGCAGATGGACATATTTACGTTTGGAATGGTTCTGCATGGGTTGATGCAGGTGTGTTCGTTGGACCTACTGGTCCGACTGGAAGCACTGGTCCTACTGGTGCAACTGGTCCAATGGGTCCACGTAATGGAACTACTTTTGTTATTACTAACAATGGAGCAAATACTGCTTATTTAGTTCAGGGAATTTCAGGTAACACTCCAACACTTACACTTGTACGTGGTGAGACTTACTACTTTGATGTAAGTGGTCTTGCTATTAATGACCCATTTGCTTTGCGTTTAACAGAAAATAACACAGCCTCGGTTCCAGGAACAACCAATAACGACCCAGTATCTGGTAAGTATTCTGGTTCTGCTCTTACAACAATCACTTATGTTGTTCCTTTGAATGCTCCAGCAAACATTGTTTATCAGTCAACATCAGATGCTGCACAACTTGGTGTTATTGCAATCTTTGATAAGAAGGGCGAAACAGGTCCAACTGGACCTACTGGTCCAACTGGACCAACAGGAGCAGCGTCGACTGTTACTGGACCTACTGGACCACTAGGACCAACAGGACCTACTGGACCCGTTGGAAAATTTACAGCCCAAGCAACTGCTCCTTCTGTTGCAACTTCGGTTGCAGGTGATGGTTGGTTTAACACTCAAACTGCAAAAACTTATGTATTCTTTCAAGGTGCGTGGGTAGAAGTTGCTTCAGGAAACGCAGGTCCTACAGGTCCTCAAGGCACAACGGGAACATTAGCAATTTCCACATCATGGTGGTTAGGAGCGTAATAAATGCCAGGTTTTCTTGGTGGTAGCAGCAGTGGCAGCGGTACAAGCGGAGAAATCCGTTTTCCTGCGGAGTTTATTGACCCAGTAACGAAACTGCGTGTCTCTGAGCCACAAACGCTCATGGACACAGACTTTGAATATGGTCTGCAGCCAACTAAGTGGGAAACAGTTGAACTTATCAACAACACTCCTTCATTCTTTTCCGCTTCTGGCGATACAACAATTCCAAACCTTGTTGACATTATTACAACAGCAGGTTCTCGTGAAGTTAAGGTTACAACTTCTTTAGCACATGGTCTTGCAGTTGGTATTCCACTAAACGTTTCTGGAACAAAGTCACTTACTGCAGACGGTGCTTATATTATTAACTCAGTTCCAGATAACTTTACATTCACATATCTTTGCAAGCAAAATCAATTAGTAACCGCTTCCATTGTTGACCTTTACACTTCTGTTATTACAGGACAGTTCTTCCAAGGTTCACAGATTAAAATTGCAGACTCTGAAGGTTTGATTACAGATGCTCAAAGTCAATCAACCCTAACTTTAAAAACAGATTCCCCACATGGTTTTGGAACAAACACTCCTTTCTATTTCTTAAATCTTAACTCAACTATTTCTCAAGAATTTGACTCTTCAAATACTGCTGCAAAAACATTTGACTCTTCAAATACTGCAACTGCTCAGACTTTTGATGGTTCTAACACTTTAACAACCTACTCTGTTGACTTAAGTAACAAAGCCCATGACGGAACAGGAACAGATACAACTATCGTATCTGTAAATACAACTGACGATACCTTTACAGTAACCCACTCAACTGAAAACTTTGCTGGATTACAAATTGGCACTCCTTTGTATTACGCAGTATCTGCTGCTTCTGGTTACTTTGCAACCAATCCTCGTGGCGTTGTTTTCTTAAAAACCAACACTACTTTGGGAACAACTTCTTCTATTTTCCAAGTTTCTGCAACTCCTGGTGGTGCAGCAATTGATTTAACAGTTACTGTGACTGGTATTTTCCGCAGAGCAAATCTTGCTCAAAAGTTTGCAGGAAATAACATTGATAACCAGAATCAGTTAACTATTCCTATAAGCCAAGGAAATGCTTTAACATTTGATGGAGCAAATAACCAGGGTTCTGTATCAACAGTTAACTCAACCTCAACTGGTTCTGCAATTATTCAAATGCAGAATAACGCAGGTAGCACAGTTGCTACAGGTCTTTATGTTGGGGCGATGGTTCGAGTTGCATCTACAGGAACTGTTCCTGGTGGTTTAACAGCCAATACAACCTACTTTATCTCTTACTTCCAAGTTGTTGTTGACCCAGCCCCAGGTTTGGTTCAAGTTAAACTTGCAGCAACCCCTGGTGGTAGCGATATTGTTCTTTCTAATGGCTCATATACAGGCACATTTACTATTACCAAAATTGGTGTTTCTGTTGATAAAGACATTATCCATATCCCAAATCATGGTCTTCAAACAGGTGACATGATTAAGTACAACTACCCAACTGGTGGTGCAATTACTCGCAGTGGATTTACAAAAGACTATCACTATGTAACTCGTTTAGACGCAAATAACATTCAACTAGAAACATCTCCTGGTCTACAAGTTACCTCCGCAAATACTATTGAAACAATCACGTCTGGTGGAATTTCTTACAAACTCATTAGATTCACTACCGTTGGTTCAGGTTCATTTACAGTTTCAGGTAATGGAACTATGGATGTACTTGTTGTTGGTGGCGGTGGTGCTGGCGGATTTGACATGGGAGGTGGCGGTGGTGCTGGCGGTGTCATCATTGGCACTATGGCAGTTGCTTCAGGAACCTACAACGTTACAGTTGGAAACGGTGGAACTGGTGCTGGTGCTGGTATTGGCGGTAACGGTGGCGGTCACCAATATACCGTTTCTTCTACAAGCGGAACCGATTCAAGCATTACAGGTACTGGCGTAAACATTGTCGCTAAAGGTGGCGGTTATGGTGGGTCTTCTTACTGGGATTACACACCTAATAACGGTTATGGTGCAACTGGTGGTTCTGGTGGTGGTGCTTCTGGTTATTCAAATGGGCAAACTGGACGTGCTGGTGGAACAAATCAGGCTTCATCAGGTGCTACAACTGGTTTAACAGGAACTGCTTATGGAAATCGTGGCGGTAACAACAACGGTGGTCAGTACTATTCTGGTGGCGGTGGAGGTGCTGGTGCTGCTGGTGCAGATGGTCCAGCACAAGCAAACGGCGGTATTGGTGTACAAAGCGATATTTTAGGAACTAATTACTACTGGGGTGGCGGTGGGGGCGGGGGTGCTTTTAACCCCTGGGATTGGGGGGACAG